TTATCACTAGTCCAAGGAGGGACAATCATGACGAACCCGTTGCTTGCCGGCCTGCCGCCGGTCCATCCCGGCGAATTCCTGCGCGAGGATGTGCTGCCCGGTACTGGCCTGACGAAGGTGGAGGTTGCGCAGCGGCTGGGGATCAGCCGCACCCAGCTTTACGGCATTCTCGACGGCCGCAAGGCCGTGACCGCGCAGATGGCGCTGCGCCTGGGCCGCTTCTTTGGCGACGGCCCGCAGGTGTGGCTGACCATGCAGGCGGCCTATGATATCGCAGTGGCCGAGGCGGAGGTCGCGGGCGACCTCGCCGCCATCGAGCCGATCGCGGCCTAGGCGAGCAGCCAGCCCCAGAGCGGGTAAATGCAGATCAGGATGAAGCCGGTCAGGAGCGCGGCGATGATGCGGTCGCGGGTGGACATGGCCGGCCTATAGCCTAGCCGCGGTCCTCGATCATCTCGCGCATGACATCGAGTATGAACGCTTCGTCGCTGGCGTTGAGGCCGAGGAGGCGGCGCTCCTCGTAACGGACGCGCGGGGCATCCTCTGCGACATCGTCGAAGCGGCCCTCCTGATGGACGCGGGCGATGCGGGCGGCGACACCATGATAGCCGATGGCGGCCCCGTCCGCGTCCGATTCCGCGCGCAGGAAGCGATAGGTGCGCAGCTTGCGGAACATCTCGCGATCTTTCACCGAGCGGCGCGAGGAGGGCCGGTCCCGGACCTGCTCGCCGGGTTCGAGCGGCAGGTAGCGGATGATCTTCCGCTTATCGAAACTGCGCAGACCGCCCGCCTCCCGGTCGTAACCGATGAACAGGCCGCCATCCGCCTTCCAGCTTTTCATCAGGACGCGGCGCGGTGGGCCATTGCCGCCAGCGGGATAGAGAAACTTCAGCGTTCGTTTCGGCGGCGGTGCCGTACTCTTGCGGCGCGGCGCGAAGGCGCGGCCTTCCGGGTCGCGCTGGGCGGCGAGGCGTTTTGCCGTGCGGCCGCGCAGACCGCGCGCGATCTTCTTCGCCGCCTTCGCCCGCGCGCGGTCATCGAGGGCGGCGGCCAGATCGCCGATCCAGTGATCGAGCTTCGCGAGTTCAGTGTCCATTTTCATGCTAGACATTGATCATGCTCCGGCCATCCGGCCCGCTCTTTCGTTGCGGTCACCTATCCGGTGACCTGAGCTAAGCCGTCCCGCTCCCCCTGCCCTGCCACCCGCTAGGATACCATGAGGGGTGGCAGGGCAGGGGGAGCGGGACGGCTTAGGGCGGCTCCCGGAGGGGAGGCGCAAATCAAAAGCGCGGGCCAAAAACACCGACCTTATTCACAATCCGCATCACCGCTCTTCGCGGCCAGCAGCCGGTCGCCGCCCAGCTGGTCGAGCCAGAGGCAGGACAGGGTCGGTGCGCCCTCGATCCGGAAGGCGCTGTGATCGCCGACCCGATGTTCGGCGATATAGCCGCCCTCGACGTCGGGGTTCGGATCGACGGTGACGCGCTCGCCCAGCCGCAGCACGATCTCGATATCGCTCTTCTCATTGTCGAGCTGGTCGACGATGAACCGGAAGTCCGCCGAGCCCGCCTTGTCGATCAGCTGCGGCTCATGCTCGGCCAGCCAGATGATGAACGGGACCATCAGCCTGTCGAGCGAATGGGCGAAGTCAGTCAGCACGATGGCGAGCTGGTAGCGATAGCCGAAGGACAGGTCGCCGGGTCCGCCCGGCCGGGATGGGCGCTGAAAGTCGATGCCGCCTTCCGACAGGTACGTCTTCAGCTGGTCAGGATTCTTCGCCAGACCGGGGACCGACCGGAGCAGCCACTTTCGCAGATCCTGGGCCTTGCGCATCTAGGTTGCGGAGCGCTTTTTGCGCTCCGCGCCGGAAGGACTATTTCCGGCGGCTTTGCCGCCTTCATTGCCGCCTTCCGGCGCGGCGTCCGGCGCGGGGCTCTTGGTGGCAGAGTCTTTTGTGGCGGACGATGATTTCGCTGCGCTCATTGCCACGTCCGCGGCTGCTGCCTCTTCCGCGACGACATCTGGATCGCCCGCCGCAGAAACCACCGCTTCATCTTCTGGAGCGGGATGATCCGTGAGGAGCGCGGCGAAGGCGGCGGCGCGGGACTGGTCGGCGGCGCTGTCGCTGGCGCTCAGCGCTTCGGCGCGGGAGACGGCGCGGTCGAGGAAGGCGGGTGCGAAGCCCCGGCCATGCTTCAGGATGTGGAGCATCTTCTCATCGGTCATCGGTGCATTCCTTCGGTAAGGTGACGGGATCGGCGGCGGGACTCAGCGGGATGGCAAGCTGGGCGCAGAGCCAGTCGATCAGATGGTCGAGCTGGAGGCTCTGCTCGGTCGCGGTCAGTCGGGCTTCGAGGCCCCATCCGCCGCCCCATCCGTCCGCCCATTCGGACGGCGTGGCGGCGTGAAGCGGTAGGGTACCGAGGTCGAGGATGCCGGTTTCATGGCTTCGGTTTCCGGCGGCAGGAAGTCGATGACCGCCGGGCGCGTCATCAGCGCCGCCGGCGGCAGCGGGAACGCCGGACAGACCAGCTGGGTCGGCACCGCCGCGATCGGCGCGGGCGGCGAGCTGGCGGCGCAGGCGCTCAGCGCGAGCGCGCACAGCAGCCAGATCGGTTTCGAAGTCATGGACGATCCTTTCGGTCACGAGGATTTGTTCGTTCTTGACGCGCTGGACGTTGGCCTCGGCGTCGGCCTTCGCCTGCGCGGCGGCGCGGCGGACGTTGGCGACGGTCCGGTCGAAGGCGGACTGGACGCTGTCCGCGCGGGCCGTCTCCGCATGCGCCAGATCGCGCCATTCAGCGAGGCCTGCGCGCAGGAAGAGGATGGCGATGCAGGCGGCGACGAGCGCGGTCCGCTCCCAGCGATAGAAGATCCAGCCGAGGACGGCCTTCGCGCCGTCCTTCAGCTCGGACCCGAGGCCGAGCAGGCGCGCGCCGAGGGTAATGGCGGTGACGCTCATGGCCTGCGCGCGCGGCGCTGGTTGAGAAGGTCCCGCACCTCCGGGTGGTGACGAACCGCATATCCACGCGCGGACCGCCACGCTTCGAAAAGCGCAGCCCGGCGGCGGTGGATGCCCCAGCCCCTGAACTGCGGATAGAATTTCGAATTGCCGAGAATCTCCGCCTCCGCGGCGATCGTCGTCGTGTCATCCTTCAGCTCGCTCAGCACCGCGAGCCGCCGCGCCTTGCCGCGCAGTTCGCGCCAGCGCGCAAGTGGCGGCCATGTCAGGGCGAACAGTGCGCTCGTCGCAGCGGCCAGCGGCACAGCGATCAACGTCTCCGTGCGAATGCCGAAAGCAACGTAGAGCAGCGGGACCGGCACCAGGCCGAAACCAAGCAACAGCCAGATCATCGACCACCAGTCGCTGATCTCTTCCACGAGGACGGAGACATAGGATTCCGGCGACTGCGCCTTTTCCATGCGGACGCCGAAGACGGTCGTATAGCCGAGCGTGCCGGGCGGGTTGCCGCCGTCGCGCACGAGGGGCAGGCCGAGAGGGCGGAGACCGAACAGGGCCATCACAGACCCTCCATGCAGATGCGATACTCATCTTCGCGGCGGTTGACGAGGCCGCGCACCTTCCGGCCGCCCGCGCGATTCCACCATGTGATGGCCCGGCAGCCGCCCGCATAATCGCCCGCGTCGAACCGGCGGTCGGCGGTGGACCGGCAATAGCTTGGCCAGCCCACATTATAGGCGAGCGACGTGGCAGCGGCGAGCTGGTGCGGGCGGCCTGCCAGCGACGGGGTACAGGCCAGAACGCGGTCCTGAAACTCCTCGACCGCCGCGACCAGCATGGCCGTGCATTCGGCGTCCGTATGGGATCGCATCTCGACGCGCGTTTCGCCGTAGCAGACCGTCTGCACGCCGACGATATCGCGATAGGGATCGTTCGACTTCCCCTCCCACTTGCCGATCAACGGCACGGCGATGGCAAGCGCCGCGCCGGTCAGCGTCGCGCCCGCTGCGAGGGTGGTGCGTTTAAGCTTGGCCATAGGGTCAGTCCTTCTTTCGTTCCCAGGGGAAGTCGCAAAACATCGACACGAGCGCGGCGGCGTAGATCAGGCCGGAGAGGCCGAGCGCCCAGTCACCGGGCAGCAGGTCACGCAGAACCGGCGGCATCTGGTTCCAGATGGGCAGCAGGCTGGCGGCGGCCTCGATCCCGGTGCCGAGGGCGACCAGCCAGAAGGAGGTCCGCTTGCGCACGGCGGCGCGTTCCTTCGGCGGCAGCAGGGCAGGTTTGCCATTGCCGCTCATCGCTGACCCTCCAGCCGGTTCTCGATGGTGTTGAGCCGATCGCGGAACGCCTGCTCGGTGGCGCGGCGTTCGCGGTCGTTGTTGGCGATGTCGTCTGAGTTCCGGGCGAGCAGTGCCGTATGCGCCGCGTCGGTGGCTGCGCTGTCGCTCATGAAATCGGAGCGCCT